AAGTTTTAGCAAATAATTTACTTATAACTCCAAATACACCTTTAGCAGCTCCTTTACCTCCAAGCTTTTTAAATGGTGCTAATAAAAATTTACCTATTCCTCCTAAAAAACTTTTAGCACTATCTATAATATTACCAAATAAGTTTTTAGGTAATATTTTAGCAAATGTTGCAGTAAATTTACCCATTTGTTTACCGGCTAAATTTGTGAATAATTTAACACCTCCTATAATACCACCTTTAGATAAAATATTAAACAAACCTTTCAATGGACCGTCTGACATTAAACCAGTAACTAAAGCTGATAGACCTCCTAACACTAATAAAGCAGGTCCAATTATTTTTTTAATAAAACTAAAACCTCCTCCAGGTTTCTTTTCTCCATCTTCTTCTTTTTGTGTTAAAGCATTTCTTAAATCTTTTTCTGCACTTTTACCGAAATCAGTTATAATTCTTGGTTCAGGTTTTTTTACCAACTCTTCAACTTTTTTAGGACCTTCATTATAAGAAGAGCCAGAAACTTTTTCTAATTTATCAAGTCTTTTATTTTGATTATTAGAAACTTTAGTTATTAAGAGAAGTGCATCTGATAAAGTTTGATCTCCGGCTGCCATTAATAATATTTATAAAAAATATTATACTACGAAGAAGTCAGGTGTTATAGATATATATTTTTCAGAATTAGGTATTTGAGTCATATTTAACTCAATATCTCTTATTTTATTAATATAGTTAAAGATTTCTTTTAACTCACTTGTTTCGATTTCACTTAAAATTTTTAAAGAATTGTTAAAATTTTCTGAAATAACTAATGTTTTATCTCCTACTATTATTTCATCAACAAATTTAAGTATTTCATACACATACAAATCACTAATTACATTATTAACATTATCTTCAGTAATTTTTTTACCTTTGTATTTATTAAGTAGCAGTTTGTTAACTTTATTATCTAACACTAATGAAGGTTTACTAACTCTAAATGTAAAGCTATCAGTAACTATTTCAAGTGGGTCTATAGATAAATGGGTTTTATTTTTATCAATAATATTTGATATATCTACTTTTGTATCATCTAAAGCATATTCATTTGACATTTTTTGTCTTAAAGATAGTGAAATAGATACTCTGTCTATAGTATCAAGCGTGTTTATATCACCTGCAAAGTTTTCTTTAATAATATTATAAAATGAATTATTAAAGAATAAAACAGATAAATTACTTTGAATACTATTTTCAATAATTATTTTCTGCTGTTGCAAGTTTAATGGACTTATTTCTAAATCTAAATTATTAGCTCGTGAAAAGAAGGTTAAATTCTTTTTTAACCCTTTTACCTCATTTAATATGTCATTAAAATTTTCACTCATATTAATATTTACTTGTGTTGCGTAGGTATACCAGGGTTATCGTCTTTATTTTGTTCCTTCATCTCATCTTTGAGTTTATTGTGAAATAATTTTAATTCAGAAAAAGAATAATTTTTGAATTCATTAGAAGTGAAATTAAGATGTCTCATTAGACTATATTCAAAATCATATAAACTGTTTAAATCGTAATTGAAAATATGTTTCAATACATTTAGTAGATCACCGTTATGAAGATTTATATCTAAATCTAAAAATTTTATTTTATTATTTTTTAAATCTTTTAATGATTGGTTATATAAATCTACTATATTAACATCAGTTATTTCGTTAAATATTTTTTGTTTTTCTTCAAATGAAAATTTTTCTAAATTTATTTCTTTATTGTTTATTTTTAGTATTTTTAAGTTTTTTATTATTTCTTCACCAATATCTTTTATATAAAAACTAGTAAAATTATTTAAAACAAAACAATCAGTCTCTATATCTTTCTCATATATATTAGCATCTTTTAATATAGTTGTTACATCTAAATTATAATTTCTCTTTTTGTAATTTATTTGTATGTCTTCACCTAATATTAAAGAACGTATAAAAAGAATTAATTTAAATTTATCAAGTGCGTTGTATTTTTTATCAGATATTAAACAACTATTGAATAACTCGTTAAAAATAACATTTATTACTTCTATATCTGTCGTCAATAATTTTTTAACTAAGTTTTTATAATCGAAGTAATTTAATTCTTTAACTATAAATCCTTCATAATGATATTCATTCATTATTAAAATTTAAACGGGTTGAGTGACTTAATCAACTCTTCTATATTCATAAACAANTTATTGTTAACTGTATAATGATCATAAACCCATTTAGTTGTAAAGTTTTTNTCAGATTCTCCTGATGCATATTGATAATCTCTTGTATCAACTTCAGTTGGAACGCAATTNAAAAACTGCCAAGTTTTTCTTGGTATTTGAGATAAACCTTTTTCGCTCCTTGTATACTGGACTATAGTTATATTACATTTAGGATCTTTAAGTCTTTCTCTTAAATCGTTAGGATTTCTTGCTACATAACCGTAATGACTTGCCATAATTAACCAAGGTCTAATTACAAAATCAATAAACGATGTATTAGTATCTCTAAATGGTATAGTTAAAGCATTACCTGAAAAGGCTCCTCTATCTTTTAAAATTGTACCTTGAATGAACCCTCTATTATTATCTATCATTGCGGCGTCTGAATCTAAAGTTTCTGAACCAACATTAAACCCAGTAGCAAATATACAACCTACCATTCCTTGATTCTTTAAATTTGTGGTAACTGATTTCGCTAAAGTTATATCTGAAAACTGTCTACCGTCTATCTCTTCTAACATTTTAATGGTATGATTTGTAAGTCCTAATGGAAAACCATCAAAAAGTATTATAAATTGTGTATTTAAAGGTATCGATGAAGACCATTGACCTAAACTATTAAGAAAATGGTCTCTCATACTTATTAATGGTACACCTGGTAAATTAGTACCTAATAATGATAAACCTGGTTGAGCTACTGAACCACCGACTAATGAATTTGTAGCATTAGAAACTCCTTGTATAGCATTATTAATAGAATTTAATATAGACATCTAATTATATTTATGCATAGAAAAACCGTACCTAGTACGGTTTGTTTAAATTAAGATGTTTTCCTAAAATAATGGTATGATATAGCTGCATCAAACGTTACTATATCGCCTGTAGCTGTAGCATCATAAGATGGAGCACTTACGCTCTTAGGGTATATACCAACTAATTGATATTGATCAACTTTATTAAGTTCCTTATCTAAAAGAACTAAATCAAGAACTGCTTCTTCAGTTGGCATAAAATAATTACCTGTACTATCTGAATCATCAAAAGTATCATTAATAGCTTGTAAGAATTTATTTCTTAAATCATATGATTCATCACTTCTAAATGTAATTGAATAACTATCACTTCCGTCATACTGAACAACACCTGGAACGTTAAAATTTAATCCCATATAAGGTGCTTGTACGTTAGTAATTGATTTACCTGGTAACGTTGCAGTAGTAGCATATACCAAATCACTTTCATCAAATGAAACCGATGAACCACTACCAAAATTAATATTCAATACTCTAAAAAGATTATTTCTAGCAAAATCTTTTGATTGTGCTGCTGTATAAAACCCTTGAATTGTCTGTGATGTATCTGCCATGTAATTATTTAATCTTTTTTATTATGTTGATCTATTATAATCAACTTTAAAATATAGAGTATCGGTACCAGCACCGTCCCCTGATAATTGAAGTGTTTTACCTGTATTATTTTTAACTATAAGTGTAAGTGCATTACTACTTAAAGGTACTGCAGTCATTTCAACACCACTCAAATGAGTATAATCTCCATGTCCTAAGTAGGATGGTGTTAATATATCTCCTGGAGAAAACTGCGATGGTAAAGTTGCAGATAATACATTAGCTGCTACATCAGTACCATTTGCTCCGTAAGGTACAAATGAAAATGTAGATACAAATACTGCACTACTACTAAAATTAGTATTATTCAATACAGCACCACCCATAGTAAAGAAACCTTCTCTTGCTGTTTGAGCTAATACTTCATTTCTAATAGCTGGGAATTGTGAATTTAAAGTATCAACACTAGCACTTACCGCTTCAAATGCTGTATTTAAAACAACAAATTTATTATTAATTAAATTTGCATAAGTTATTTTATTCGATTGATTTAATGATACATTAGCTAGATACAATACATCATTATCTGCAATCGTTGTTACTTCTGGTAAGTCTGTTAATTTACTGTCTGCCATATTATTATTTAATTATAGGTATATATTAACCAACTAATTCATTAAAGTCTGTACCTGTTCTGGTAGCATAAAAGTTAACTAATATAAATTCTGCCGCTCTAACTGGTTTTAAGTAGATGTCTACCACCAATTCGTTCTGATCAATAACATTTGGTGTATTATTTCTCTCATCACAAACTAACAAATAATCGNAAACTCCTTCAGTATTCTTAGCATTTGCAAAAATAGGATTAATGGTATTNATAACTCTTGTTCTTGTTAGCAATGTATTAGGTTCAAATACGAAGAACTTAACTGTCTGTCTAACTGCTTTTTCAAGATTCAAGAATAAACGTCTTACATTAATTCTATCAAATGCACTTGGTTTCTTAAGTAAAGTCTTTTGACCAAACATTACAAACCCTTCATTCGGGAAGAACGCAACTGGATTAACTGAAATCTTATATAACTGATCTCTTTGTTTTTGTTTTGGATATAATGCTAAATCATTAACACCTGTAACAATCCCTCTTGTAAATCCTGCTGGTGCAAACCAAGGTTGGAAATTAGCATCTGTATTTGCCATTGAAGCTGCTGCAAACCCTGAGAACGGTGCGTAGAACTGATCATCTAAATATGAATCATAAATCTGCACCCACTGACCATACGTTGTTGCATAACTTGTATTAACAACACTTGTATGAGCTTGGATTGGTTTAAGAACGTTTAATGAGAAATTCTTACTTGCATCATTTAAAGTTAAATTACTTTTACCTTGTAGGAATAATGGTCTCGGTAAGTCAGAAATAAACATATGATCTTTTCTACGCTTTTCAGCAAAATCAGAAAATCTATCAAAGATTGTTTTCCAATTAGATCTAAATGTCTTAGCACTATCTGATAACCCATTAATAATATCTGATGTATAAAAACCTTGCATTGTAGAATCGACTGATATAAGATCGTCAAATTCATCATTATTCAATTCTTTCATTGCATGTATTGTTGAAATACCACCATCAATTGTAAGATCAATATCAAATAAATCTACATTTTCTACACTGTCAAATAATCTATCTAATTTACCAGGTATAGAACCTAATCTTTTAGAATCTGATTTATTATCAGAATATACTCCTACTGGAAATAATGAATCTGCTGGAAAATTAGTTGCTTGTGCATTTAAATTATTCCTTAAGTTAGTCATTTGAGCGTCTGTAACTCCACTTGATGCAGCGAAATAACTTGGAATGTATTCACTACTTACTCCGAATGTAGCAGTATTATTATCAAAATCGCCTTGTGCTTTTTTAACACCTGATGCAAATCTAACAATCTTTGTTGGGTTACCATTAATATCAGCATAACCGTCACTATTTCTATTTGAAATAAAGTCATTAGTTAAAACTGTAACATTAGGAGAACCATCTTCTACTGTATCTAAATAAAAGCTCTTTGGTACACCACCGTCTTTTGATTGAATTTGTCTATGATAATCAGTAGAACCTACAAAACTTTCTGATAAAACATAATCTAATTTAATGCTATCAGGTGAGAATGGTGATTGTCTTAATTTAAATAGACCGAATGAAAGGGTGTCATTAAAATCTTCACTACTAATATCAAACTGCGTTAAGTTTTCCATTACCTCTGAAACACTACCATCATCTACTCCGAATGTATCAGTACTATTATCAGATACGCTTGATAACGCAAACTGTAATCTTGTTGCTGGTAATTTAGTATAATCTGAAACTAATTTTTTATCTCCTGATACTGCTACGGTAAATGCATTTTGAATACCATCAAAATTAGTAGCAGGGTTAAGATTTGTATTATCAATACCACCTAAATAAAATCCTTCAAATTTATTATTAATAGTTGTTTGCTTTATTAAGAACAATTAATGCTGATCTACCTAATGTTGCTAAATCATCTCCACTAAATGCATCGCTTCCTCTTGCTGCACTTGCTGACCAATTAAATGTCTTCTTTTGTAAAATATCATTATATTGAGTTTCAGTCAATTCAATATGTTGCGGGGCATTAAGAACATATGCAACATCTGTCTCTTGCTCATTATAAGTCTCCATCGTAGTACCGAATTGTCTTGTACCAATATTAGACATATCATAAGCACTTGCAGTGTATACTAAAGCGGAATATTTATTTCCAAATCCTCTACCTTTATCATCGCCATAAGGTAAGCGATATGTTTGAATGTTAGCAGGAGACTGAAATAGTGGTCTTACACTATGATAAAAATATCTCTCTGCTGGAGTTTTGGGTATGCCATAAATTTGTTCGAACTCACTCTGACTTGTAACCTGGATTACCTCGTCTGAAGGGCCTTGATCTGTAAATCCTGCAACTAATACGTTAGTTCCAGCTGGTAAGACTGGTCGCAAACTTTGATCTATTTCTTTTATTTCTACACCGGGAGATTGTATTGTTCTAGCCATATATTATTATTTATTGTCTTCGCAATAAAAATTATACCAATTCTACTAGTAATTGTGAAAAAGCAAACTCAAATGTTGTTTCAATCTCTCCCGTTTGTCGATAATTGTAATCAATACTACCAAGTGATACGGGAAACGCTTTAGTGTATGTAAATTTTACTTTATTTTTATCAAATTCATCTTTAGCGTATAAAGTTATGTCAGTTTGATATAATTCAGGAGGGGTTAAAGATTTACTTTTATTTCTCTGACTTGAAGGCACGTTAGGTGTATCTATAACATCTTTACCATTAAATTGAGATAAATTATCATCATTTAATAAATCCAACCACTTATATAATAGCCAATAATTGTTAAATTCATTATCAATAGTAAAATTAACTGTAACATTTTCATAAGCTGGTCTATTATTAGATGAAACTTTATAAAACTGACCAGCATAACCTTGAGATATCTCAGGAACTTGTACTTGAGGTACTATAGCTCCGTATACTGAAAATTGTAAACTATCTTCTATGATACCGGTATTTTTTCTACTACCAAGATAACTATCAGAGATTTTTTTAAGTGAAGTAGGTAGATTTAACACAAGTAGAAATTTATCTAATCTACTTTTATTAAGTTGAGATTGATTTACGACTGCCATGGTTTATATCCTTGTTGCATTAATTGTTCCATTTCACTTTGTGTTTGTTGAGCATTACCTATAATAATAGGCAATGTGTTGCTGGCCCCTTGCTTTTCATTAGTATATAAAGAAGTAGGGTCCATAAAATATTTAATACCATAATCGAATTGTTGAAGCTCTAATGGCCTATTATTAGCATCTTTTTTTGTAACTTCAAAATATTTGTCAACTATATCATCAATTAGTGCAATTAAGTTCCACATTAATGAGGTGACTAAATCATCATGATAACCTTTACGTGCATTCCATGTACCGTTAGCAGCTTTTACATAGGTTTTTAACTCTTTAACTAATCTAATGTCATTTATCTGAACTGCTTCCACTTCATTTATCCAATATCTCATATTTGTTACACCTCTATACTTTGTATTAGTATGTGATACGATACCTAATTGACTTTTATTTCTATTAGCTGTAGAAGATCCCCAAGAAATTATATTTTCATAATCATGCGTATTTTTAAGTATATCAACTACTTGGCTACCACTGTTGTTACGTTCTATACATACTAATGGGTTACCCCAGTGTTGTAATATTTCGTGGACCTTAATAGTAAAGTTATAAGGTGATATTTCATTGTTATAATATACAGCAACTTGATTGATTCTAGTAAGATCAGTATAATCTAATATTTGTACTACTGAAGCATCTTTACCTAATCCTTCAGATGTATCAACACTTGCTATATATATACGATCTTCTTTAGGTTGATCCCATAATAAGTACTTACCATCATCAAAGACATATTTTGGTTCGCATACTTGTGTAGATAACCTTTCAAATAACTCATCATCTAATGAAGCTTCACCACTGCTTATAAATTCGCAGTTAAATTCTTGCTGAAAAGCTTCTTGACTACCTATACTACTTATAGTTTCTTGTTTCCATCTTTCATTTCTCCCTGGTACTTCATTCCATAATATTTTATCACTAGCCCATCCATTTTCACCATTTTCAGCTCCGCTATATAAACTATAAAATAAATTATCTGTACCGTTAGCTGTTGAAGCTATAAAAATTTTAGATTTTTTAGATGATGAAATAATTGGATATACTGATTTCCAGAAATCTTCTACTAAATGTGGTTCAATAAAAGCAAGCTCATCTAATATTAAGCAATTAACTGATTGACCACGAGCTGCAGTACCTGTAGTAGTTGATATACCTATTTTTGTACCATTTGCTAAAACTACTGAAGTTTTACCATATTCTTTAACTCCAGGTTTCAACCAATTTGGTAATTCTTCGTAAGCTAGTCTAATTCTACTCATTATCTCGATAGCAGTGCCTTCTTTATTAGCTACTATTAATATTCTTTGATCAGGGTTAAAACATGCAACCCATAAAGCATATATTGTCATCATAGTAGTTTTACCTATCTGTCTACTTGCTAGTAATATAAAGAAGCGATTATCACGCATTTTACGTAAAGCTCTTTTCTGACATAAGTGTAATTTTATATTTTGCTTACCTTCATCTAATGAAATAATATGGAAATAATTTTCTGCAAAATGTAAAATGTTTTTATCACATTTTTTTAACTCTTGAACCATCTCTGGTGTATATTGAAATTCAGCCCCTACTGTAGGTAGATTAGGGTTATTCATATAGTTTTGTTTATCTTTGGCCATGTCCTTATAAATATTTACATGACTCGTGTAAATACTCTAACCGAAATATGGAATACATATAATGATAACATTATATCTGAAAAATCTTCAGCTCGTGAAAAGGCTGCTAAATCTGGAAACATGAAAGGTGGTTTACCGGGCAATACAGTTGGTAAAGGACCAGTTGAGTTGAATAGTAAACAAGCACAAGATATGCAGAATAAAGAAACTACTGAAACAGATCAAGTTGAAGGTATTCATGAACCTATCGACCCTAAAAAGAGTAAAAAAGAAAATGCATACGAGCCAAAAATTTACTCTTCTGAAAATTATGATAAAAAAATTGGAAAAAAGGTTAAAGAGTCTATAAATAATTATATGAAATCAACTTTTGACAAACTTTTTGAAAATGTAATGTCTGATGAAGAACAACAAGAATTAGAAGCTCTAGGAGTAGATACCGAAGAGGGTGGAGATGATGAGGGCTCTGATGAAATTACGGTAACATTAAACAAAGATATGGCGAAACAGCTTTGCGATATTTTACAAGCAGCTATTGGTGATGAAGATCCTGAAGCAGAAGACATGGAGCATGAAGACATGGAACATGAAGATGGTGAACATTATGAAATGGAAGAAGACGAAGAAGACGGTGAAGATGAAGATGAAGATGAGACTCATAAAGAAGCAGTTGATGCTACTGATGAAGGTCATCCATTAGTAAATCAAAAACGTGGTAATCCTACTTCAGTAACAGGTGGTTCAAATCAAGTCAAAAGCGTAGTATCATCTAAAGCTAAAAAAGGTAAAGGCGGTAAAAATTCAAAGCCAAAAATTACTAGTTATTCAGTGAACGACGAAGGTCATCCATTAGTAAATCAAAAAGATTCAGGTCTTTCTAAAGTATCACCAGGATCTAATAAAGTAGCTTATAGTGCAGGTGAAGATTATTACCAATCTAACTAATTTAAAAAATTAAAGAAAATTAAAGCTGGTTTCGACCAGCTTTTTTTTTGCTTAAATAATATTGATGGATACATTTTCTAAATTTTTTACCAACCATAGACATCGTAGAGGTTATACCGACCACGATAAAAACTATAGAAGAAAACATCTTAATTTAGTACCTGATTACGTTAAATCAGACCCTACTAAAAATAATAAGATAGAATCACTTCGTAATGGTAAAGGTAAAAAGATATGTGATGGGAGAGACTTAACATATATAAGAGATGAATATAAAGTTATACCTTATAAAGGTGAAACTAAAAAATTAGGTAGTACTGGTATAAGTCTATACTTTGATGATAATATAGGTAAATTTGTAATCGAAAAATGAGTAATATAAACTATAACAATGAATACCCTGGGTTAGTTCAGAGTGATGACACTGCTTATAGATTTTCAGATAAGTCAATACAACATAGTGAAAGGTTACTTTTTAGTAATTGGTGGAGAGAACAAATTAATCAATTCGGTACTAAAACTAAATACTTTGTAAATACATATAATGTACTAAGTGCTGATAATTTTTACGGAGAACAGACTACTAAGACTTTTACCGAGCCTAGAGATTTAGTAATAGCAGCTACTTTAAATGAAAATGCAGTTAATTTAAGTAAATTTGGGTTTGAAAGTGATGATGATATTACTGCATATGTTCATATATCTAGTTTCCATGATTCATTCTTTACTTTAAGCGGTGTTTATGGTACTCAATTTGATGTAATTGAACCCAAAGCTGGTGATATATTTCAATTATCAGAATATGGTGATGATAGACCAAGTAATAGACAAGCTAAGTATTTTGAAATAACTGAAAAATTAGATCAAGATATATCTCAGATAAATACACTTGGTGGTCATTATGTATTTTTACTAAAAGCAAAACGATTAGACTTTAGTTTTGAACCTAATATACCTTTCAATGATGCAGGAGAAGGTATAAACGGTAATCAGCAAGTATATGAAGATAAAGAAGCTGGTAGATTAAGTGGAGGTGCTAACCCTCAAACTGAAACTAAGAAAGACGGTTATAGTGAATATATTATAGACGAAGTTAGTAAGAAAGAGGTCTTTGATATGGATGTCAATGATAACGATGTCTACGGTGATTACTACTAAATCATAATAGAAAGTACTTTATCAGCTTCTTCACTAGAATTAAACTTAATAGACTTTTCATATTCAATAAAATCAAAGGTATATTCTATTTTACCATCCTTTAATTTTATATTTTTAATAGTAAACGGTATACCTCTTTTAAAGAATTTTGTATGTTTAAAAGTTTTATTAATAAACCTGGTTCCAGGGATAAATTTCATCTGTATCCATTCCTTTTTTATAGAGTGACATATCATATTTCATATCTAGATATCTCTCATCAATATACTTTTGTAACGCTGTAGGTTTAATCCACACATTACTTTTTTCCGTATCATAACCTAATTTTTCTGCTCTTGCACATGCTACATTTACACCTTCGTATAAACAAGCAAATCTTGCTAAAAAATCTAACCCATATTCTTCTTCAATATTAATACTTTCGTTGCTCATATATATATTGTATGAAAGTTCCTAAGAGAAAGTATAATATTCTGCTTTCATTGATACCGTATTGATTAAAAGTTTCTCGTATGAAATTTAAATTAGTTACTAATATTTTTTTGTTATTTTTAAATAAAATATTATCCTCAGTATTTTTAGCTTTACTTTGTACTTTATCAGCTTCTTCGATAAGTAACTTAAAAAATTGCTCTACTAATTTAAGATCTTTATTCTTTTGATATACTATGCCATTATTTAGCTCTTGGTAGTTTTCAAAGTTTCCATCCTTAAAAAAATTAATTAATTCATTTAAAGTTATATTTACTTCTTTTTTTTCTTCACTAAAGGAAGTTGGTTTAACTTCTTTAAAATGTTTATCGTAATTGCTATCCATTTGAAGCACTATAAACTGGAGTTGTAACTAACGTTGTATCTATAAAAATATTAATTCTTATATCTTTACCACACTCTTTACAATTATAAATTTGTTCTTTAGTAGGATCTAAACTAACCTCTTGTGTACTTCTACCACCACATTGACATGTAACGATTCTTTCATTTTTACTTCTTTCTTTTTCAAATTCAGTAGCTAATTGTAAAGCCTTCTTGCTTAAGTAGTTTCCATAAACTGAATTGAATAGATAAAAAAATAAGAATTGAAAAATAAATGCAATGCAAAATACATATATATCTTTAAAAATGACTCCAAATAATATACTAACTAATAATGTTATAGATAGGGATATAAAAGCTTTCTTCATTATTTTATTTTAGATACTTTCCTTGAAATATCAACTATTTCTTTTTTTAANTTGATTAATTCTTTGCCAATAGCATCTAAAGGTTTTTTATTCTTAATAACTTCATTAGTTTTAGCTATTTTAAGTATCTGTTCTAAATTCTGTATAGCAACATAAGCTTCAGATGCAGTATCTTCAAACTGACCTAACGGGTATGGTATATTTTCTGGTGCAACATCAGTTCTTCCTTGTCTTCTCATCATATCATTAACTGACGTCTGTTGAGCAGGTACTTCAGACTTAAGTCCAAGTTGTTGCCTTTGAGAATCAGGTATCATATTGTCGGATCCGATGTCTTCATTTAGTTGAGATAAAAAATCATTGAAGTTTACTTTAGAATGCATACTAATATTTATAAATATTAATATGAGTTTATATGTAAAAAAGTTTTCTAAGTTTTTAAATGAACAAGACGAAGAATTAGACAGTGAAATTACTGACACAGAAGCAATGGATGCTACGTTAGATGACGGTACTGATACAGGTGATTTTGACGTAGACGTGCCAGATGCGCCAATAGCTAACGGACAAAAAGAAATGTATGATGAATTAAATTCATGGATACAAGAAATGGATAGATTTTCAAATTATTTAAATGGTACAGAAGGTAGTGTACAAACTAAACTCAATACAGCTGAAGATGACACTTTATTTGATAGCATTTCAAATGCTGAAACTAAAAAGATTGCAAGAGTTGCAATGGAAATATCATCTTTAAGTGAAATTTTAAAAGGCTACCTAGCTGGAGCAAATGATCCTAAATATAAATATGTATAATTATGAATAACGAAGAAAAAATAATTTTTGAAAGATACTTAGCAGGTAAAACTATTTCTGAAGATGTAAATGATCAGTATGCCCCGGAAGAGGCTCCTGAAGATGACCAATTAGGTCAAATGGAACCTTTAGATTGTGAAGATAATGAAGATATTGCTTTTGGTAATATAGAGCAATCATTAGAAGCTATAGTAAGTGAATTAAAAACCTTAAATCAATACGTAGATTTTATGACTACCGGTAGTAGAGCTCCTGGTTTTGTAGGTAAAGAACAACCTCTTAATAAAAATTAACTATTTTTTATTTCAGTTAATAAAATTTTAGCTTTAAGACCTGAATATGTATTTTTTAATATAAATTCAGGTCTTATTTTGTCTTTATTACCTGCAACACATATTTCATTGAAATCTTTAAAGGTTTTTAATTCTTTAGGCCATACAAATACTTTTTCATTACTACCTGCTAAAATTATACTTTTATTCAATGCTGCTTTATCTAACCATTGATTATCTAATACATAAATTTTATCATAAAAGTTAAGTTTATTTAACTGTTCTTTCTGCAATGATGTAAACATTCTATTGCTATTTTCTGTAATACCGCAAGTAGCTAATCCATTTTTACAAAAATAACTATCTATAGGTCCTTCAAATACAAAAACTTGTTCTAAAGAAGAATCAATATTTTGTACCCCATATAAACTTCTTTCTGCATTAACTTTACTCAGATACTTTGGTTTATTAAATAAATCTTTTTTTAATAAACCTCTACTCTGATAAAATATAATTTCATCTATTTCATTATAGAAAGGTAATATTAATCTATTTTTATGTACAGGATCGTTTAATGAAATATAAAACGTTTTAGGTTTATTAATACCTTTATCTAATTTTCTTTCTTTTATAATCCTTAAAGCTTCTTTAACTGCTGGATCATCTTTATAATATTCTATTTGACTTCATCAGATAAATTAATACAATCTTCAGGTAAACTTTTATTAATTTCTTTTTTTATTACCTCTTCTTTTTTATCAATTATAATTTCAGTATCAAAGTCTTTTATTTCATTTATAACAAAATGAAGAGGTTTATTAGTAACTTCAGTAATAAAGACGAGAGCTTTTTTACTGTAACCGCAATTATGACAATAAGCTAATTCTTTATTAGGTATATAATAAAATCTTTTCTTTTTACCCCAAGAACCTCCTTCTTTACATATAGGGCAGCAACCATTATAGGTTTTAGTATATTTGTTATATGAGATTTTATAAACATTCTCATATAGTACATCTATAACATACTGCTCAGGTACGGATATCATACCTTATTATAAGATATGATCTTAGGATATCAAGATTATTGCCTATGTTGAGTAGTATTACTCTGACTTAGTGCACTATTGTAATCTTGAATTAATTCCCCAGTCTTAGCATCTTTAACGCTAATTAAACCTTTTTTGATAATATGACCTGTTACCGGGTCTGAAAAAATAGCTTGCTCATAAGTTTTACCATCTGCATCATATGTATTAAATGTTGGTATAGATGTTTCTCCTGTATAAGGTGATCTAATTTTTTGAGGGTTTATAAAATTATGCATATAATTATTTATGATAAAAGGTCTATTAATCTATTATCTTGAAAAAAGGTATTATACCATACCGTATCTTTCTTAAGAATATTATTAAATTTCAATTCTTTACATTTATCTAAAAACTTATCCCAATTAGTATCGAAACTAGCTTTATAAATTTGCTCATTAACATAATTAACTTCTTCACTATCATTAGTAAGCTTAACTAATTGCAAATTTTTATTATATATCTCTATTTCATCATTAGTTAATTCTACTTCTCCTTTTAGGTATTTTTCGGTTTTAACTTTACCCATACCTTTTATACCAGGTATGTTATCACTTTTATCACCTTGCAATGCTTTAACTTTAATAAAGTCTTCCTTCTTATACTTTAATTTTTCTTCAAAATTATCATTATTAATTTCATATTTTCGTATAGGATCATAAACTGAAACTTTTTCATTAATTAATTGACATAAATCCCTATCAACAGTAATGATAATATGTCTGTATAATTTTTTTGTTAAGTAAAACTTAGATACACTTTCAGAACGAGCTGCTTTATCAATTATACCTATAACATCATCAGCTTCATATTCTCTTGGAAAAATAGATGGAATACCTATATCTTGTAATAATTCTTTTATCAATTCATTACCTGCATGAACTTCAACGTTATAATCTTTATTACGGTTACCTTTATATTCTTTTAATAGTTCTTTACGTTTATTAGGTCTATAATCAGGTTTTTCATCCCAGACCATAAAAGTTTTATCAGGCTTATATAATTCTACATAACTTTTTACTGAATTTAAAAACATATAAACGTGATAATTTTCTTTTACGTTTTTTATATTATTGGCAACCCAATAAACTCTGTGAACTAAATTATTTCCGTCTATCGTCAGTATTTTCATTTTTCTTATATTGTGCTTCAATTACTTGAAAAACGTACTTTGGTACTTTCTCAACTAATTTTATTATACCTTTATCTAACCCATCATCAAAATCTTTTTGTGATATTGAAGTAGTTATCATTTCAGGCATTCTAAGAAAATTATATAACAGTTCCTTTTTATTTCTATTAATGAAACAAAACATCTGACCTGCATAAGGCCCGTGATGACATGCAAACACTTCACCTTGTCGGATTTTCATAATACTCAACAACTTTTGCTATCTCATCTTCAAAATTAGGATAATTTAATTCAAATAACAATTCATTATCTAATTTTGTGCTATCAATACTATATCTAAAATCATGTCCTAATCTATCTTTAACAAACTTAACACTATCATCAATATCTCTACCCATTTTACGACAAATACAATCAACTAATTCAATATTAGAGATTTCAAAACCAGATCCTATATTATATATACCTTTTTTACCTTTTGTTGCAACTGCCCAAATACCTAAACAATGATCATGCACGTGAATCCATTCCCGAATATTTAACCCTTCACCATATACTGGAATTTTCTTTCCATTTTTTAAACTATTAATTATAGTTGGTATAAATTTTTCCGCATTCTGATTAGGTCCATAGTTATTACAACACCTTGTTATACATATATTACTTTGAAACGTTTCAATATAACTTAAACACATGAGATCGCTTGATGCCTTACTTGCAGCATAGGGAGAACGAGGTGCAATAGGACTATCCTCTGTAAATGATGGATCGTTATAACCTAAGTGACCGTAAACCTCATCAGTACTTATATGTATAAATTTACCATATTCTTGTTTACGGAATAGCTCTAATAGATTTTGCGTACCTAATACATTAGAATAAACAAATTCAGTAGGACCTGAAATACTATTATCTACATGTGACTCAGCTGCTAAATGAAAAATATAATCAAATTTATCATGCGTTTTAAATACTTCTTCTAATGCATTGGTATGTCTTGCAATATCAATCTCATATTCTTCATCACATATACCTTTAATATATTCCGGATTAGAAGCATAACCGTTCTTATCTACACATACTATATTATGATCAAAATTGTCTTTAAGGAATCGTATAAAATTACCACCGATAAATCCATACCCTCCAGTTACTAATATGTTTTTTTTACTCATCTTTTAAAATATCAGGATTTTGTTTTAATGTTTGTCTTGTAATTAAATCTTTAATCTTTGTTGTAGACCATTCATGCGATCTTGTTGTATATATGACTTTAGGTGGATGTATCTTATGCGTTATAAAGATATCATGACCTGTAAATTTTTTACCTATATAATCTTCTCCTAATATACGTATATCAGGTTTAAAGAAAGCAATTAATTCTACAAGTTCTTCTTCAGTTTGGTACATATAAACATCATCTATGTATTGGATAGCCATTAATGTTTTATATCGTTCATAATACGGTATAACAGGTTTATATTTTGTAAATCTAGTTTGAGAAGGATCTCTTTGTAAAAACACTATAAATTTATCACAATGTCTTTTTGCTTCTTCAAACGTGTATATATAACCTGGATGCAGTAGGTCAAAATTACCTGCAGTAAACCCTAATATTTCTTGTTTATTATTTATCATTCCATTTTTCTCTATTTGAAATTAACGATGCGTTAAGTCTTAAGTAAGTTTCCTCATCTCCCCACTCAAAATTAAAGTCATCATATGATTTATCATTATTAAGAACACAATTACTTCTATTAGCCTTAATATCTAATTCATCATAAGGTATAAAATTCCAATTTTCGTTAACTAATTCATATTCTTTTAAAATTTCTACAACATCTTTCGTCGAAAGAGGGTTGCTATGTACAGCATTATAAATACCAGCTTTAAAGTTTTCAACTACAGTAAATACAAACTCACTTAATTTATACACATCTGTCTTACTATTCACAAAATCAATAAGAAAATCATATTTTAATAATTTAGTTAATAAATTTTTAGGAGATAATTTATCTTCTATAGGCATTCTTATTCGAATAATATTAGTAAATTGATCATCTAACATCATTTCTCCAGCATGTTTAGTTTTACTATAAAAACTAGCCTCATCGTTAAATAATCCAAAGTTAGGTTCATCTTCTTCAGTATATTCCTTTTCATACCCTGTATATATACAACCTGAACTTATATGAACGAAATTTACGTCGCATAGTTTGCATATATTTTCTATTGTTTTAGGTAACTTTACATTTAAATTAAAGCATTCTTGTCTTCTAACTTCACATTCATCAACGTTAGGTTTTCCTGTAAAACCTGCTGTATTAATTACTGCTTCATATGGTTCTGTTGATATAACACTATAAAGTTCATCGTCATCAGTATAATCTAATTCTTTTCTAGAAAAATTATCTACCTTATAACCTTTACCTTTAAAAATATCTACCAGAAAATTAGATATATATCCCTTACCTAAAATTAAAACTTTCACTAATATATTTTAATATAAAAATTACTGATGTCCAGTCATAAAATAGGTTTGAAGGTAGTACATTAACGCATCCTTATCAGAATCTGATTTACCATAAAAAATTGGTTTAATAGCGTTTCCTTCAAAATCGTATCCCATAACAATAAAAGATTTTAAAAACTCTGAGCAAGTAGCAACCATTGCTTCTATTTCATCATCACAATTTCTTTCTTTTATTTTTTCTCTAACAACTCTTCTTAATGCTTCTTTAAGAACTTCTTCAGTTTTGATATCAATAACATCCTTAACTATAATTTTTTTCTTCTTAGCAGGCTTTTTATTTTTATTATCTAAACTGTCATCGTTAGATTCCATGTAATTATTTAATTAAACCAAATGGATTAACTGTTGCATCATTATTAATGCCTTTTTCTAATAATAAATTAATAATAACTTCTATACTATCAGTTTTAAGGTAAAACCCTTTATTAAAATGATTACCTCCATCGTCAAATTCAAATAATACTTCACCTTTTTGTTCTTTATTGGTAAAACAAGTTACATATACACTATGATTACCTGGATCTACTAAAACTGACCATCTTCTTGGATCACTTTTAGCATATGCATTGAACATTTTAAAAACTACAAAACCGTTATCTTTTAATCTTTTAATAAAATAACCAGCAGTTTTAATTTTATTTTTAACTTTATGTTCAGACCAATCTTTCTTCATATTAATTAATTAATGCTGATATAATATAAATCAATGATGTATCACCTTTATCAAAAGTGCATGTAATCACACCCATTTCAGTATTGACATTAAACTTAATATTTTTACTACCTGAAAAACTAATCAATCTAAAAGAATCAAAATTAATAGGTAAAGCCTTTGGTAAACTACCGTTATATTCTTCACTTAATACACATACAAAGTTATCTGAATTATGTCTATTTCTATCACCTAACTCTCCATATATCTTTTCACTCTCTTCATAAAGATAAATTTTAGAAGTTTCAGTAGCAAATGAACTACCTTTAAATATAGTACTTAAATTATTTTCTTTTACTTCAAAAGATGTATCAAAAGTTAGTTTATTAACTTTATCAATATTAAGAGAAGGTTGTTTTATAATACCATCATCTAATAAATGATATCTAAATTTATAACCATCTTTATTATAAGAAATATTATTACTACTAATATTCAATTCTATATCTGCAGTAGGTATAATCTCTAATACACGTATAAACTTTTTTATATCAGGTATATTAATTTTAGTTTCTATATCACACTCAATCTCTACTTCACCTTTACATACAATCGTACTATCAGCAGAAGCTAATATTGATATTAATTTATTATCTTTTACTTCTAATATACAAGTTTCATTAAGATTGGAAATAGGTCCTAAGAAATTAGATATAAAATCTTTTTTATTTTTTATTTTTAAATAAGCCATATATATGCTTTATTATATTAGTTTTCCTCTTTAGGTTCAACTGATTTTTTTTTTGACTGCTTTTTTACTGGCGTCTTCAACTCATTAAACAACTTATCGACTTTACGATGTAATTTATCGACTTGTGTAGTTAATTTATCAATCTTATCAAATAGTAAATCCTTTTCAGTTACGTCAAAATTAAACGTTAATTGATCGTCATTGAACGGTTCATCATCTTGAATTTCCGGTGGTACTATCGTATGTTGATCTACTTGTTGAACTATCTCTTGCTGTTGGATTTCAACTGGAGGAGGGGTTGGTGGAGGAGGTGGAGGAGCAGGTCTTGGAGCTTGTTGTTTAGATTTAACAAACTCCTCAACTACCTTTTTTGTTTCTTCACTTCTAGGGGCTAGGGTGCTAGAACGGCCAACAATATGACCGTCTAGCTGTTTGAGTTCCCCATAAGTTCCGCCTAAAAACGCTAGTACCGCTTGATCTTCCTCATGCTGTTTTCTGATATCGTCTTGAGACATTATACATCTAACCCATCAAGTAATTCCTTCAATACTTCATCTTCGCTTTCTGATTTCTTTTCTTCTTGAACAGGAGGAGCGGTATTAGTAATAACAGGTTGGCTTACTATTTCATTAACTGTAGTTTCTTCTACTTTAGTATTATCACCAACGTAAAAATGCTCATCTAACATAGTTTTTAAATCATCATAACTTTTTGCTGTAAATACAGTAGTTAAGTCAATTACATTATCATACACTTTCTTATGCGCATCTTCATCTTCATCTAATCCATCAATTGAACTAGGCATTGCAAACTTAGATGAAACATAAGTAGGATAATCACCTTGCTTCTCAACTTTAACTCTAAAATTAACTCCATTAGGACCTAAATCAAAGATACGAGGACCGAAATCAGCTGAATCTTCACCTTCAATCGCATCCATAATAATATTATGAATCTGCTTACCATATCTTAATACTTTAATCTTACCATTATTTTCAGGATTAACCGGATCATTAACAACATATATATTAACTAACCATTTTTCTGATCTCATAATAGCTTTAGCTTTTTCTTTCTCTTCATCAGAACCTGTACGTAAGATCTTAAATCTTTCTTCAGCTATAGGATCTCTTTCACCAAACGTTTGCAAAGATAGGGCACTTGTATATTGACCTGTTGCAAAACTATTCCAACCATGCTGGTAAAAATGAAAAAACGTCTTTTTCGGATCTTTACCAAAGGGTAGTAATCTAACTGTATATGTATTACCTACTTCAGTTTTAAGGATATCGGCTATACCACTTTTACTACTCTCGTTATCAGCTGCTAAGGCTGACTTTATACTATCAAACATTGAACTCGTTATACTCATACTACTATTATAGATACGTTCCTCTTAGTTTTCAATATATTTTTTAAAATTATTAATAATTTTTTTTGCTTTAGAGCTTGCATAATATTTTGTACGTATATAATTAACTTTAGAAAAATTGCTACTGTAGATATCTTTTATATCATTTTCAATTTTATCAGTTACGTCTGAAAAATCTCTAAAACTAAACAATATAAAAAAATTAACATTTCTTTCTTTAATATGCTTTAAGAATACATTATAGCTTCCTTCTTTATATTTCAAATAATCGATAACTTTTAAATTATTTTTTTTACAATACTCGTAGATAAAGGTAATAGAATCTTTTAACTTTTGTAATGTTTGAATACTATCCGGATTATTTAAAATATAATTATCACTATAATTTGTATAGGCTTTAATAGCTTTAGGTGAAAGATAAAACTTTAAACTAAAGTAGTTTTCATTATATACAAAATAAGGAGCTTCAAAGAAGTCTTTTATATTAATATTTTTAAATTTATTAAAAAATCTTGAAAGCTTATTAACGTAAATATAATCTTCATCACTAAAATTAGAAAAATCTTTTCTATATCTTACCGGTTTATTATTTACCTTTTTACTTACTTCTAGAAAATGGTTATAAATTAGTTTTTCAAAATCAGTCATTTAATCCATCAAATTTGTTCAAAAATTTAGTTACGTATTTACTTTTTGTTATTGAGGGTTCTGTGATGACATATTTTTTAATTGCATTAAATTCATTTTCTTCGTCTATTATGCTAACAAAGATATCTCTTAATGCTTTATTTTCTAATATTTTTAAAAAAATTGTAGCGAAATTCATTTTTTTATCATGCATTAAAGATACGAAAGTGCAAAAAGAATAAAAACTTTTTTGAAACTCTTCATCTTGTATATTATCGAATGGTATGTTATTTCTCATGTAAAGGTTTTAATAATTTTGTTAAGTTTATTATTTTATCATTTAATATGCAACCGGCTATATACGTTTTTCCTCCACCTTTAGATAATTGTTTAGCTAATTTACTTAAATCTATATCTACTTTTTTATTTTTACGCAATATAACTATTTTTTTCTCTAAATTTATTAAAAATAATATATCAATTTTAATGTCATAGTTATCAAAAATATAATTAGCTATTAAATTAGGGTTATCATTGAAAAATACACCACCTACTTCATAATCTTTATCACCTAATTTTATATTTTCACTAAAAATTTTATCGATACTTACGAATTCTTTTACTGAACTATATTCATCGATATATTTTTTTATGTATATAACACTATCTCTATCAGACATTTATTTTATTTAGTTCCTCTTTCTAATTACTCAACACGCTCAACGTATCAGTTAAACCAGATAGATCACCTCCTGAATCAGAGTTTAACATCTCATCTTCTGATACTGTTAACGTATCATAATCAATACGTAAAGATGTATTTCCGAAGTTAGCACCGAATCGATTTTTCATAATACCCATTTTAACTATACCAAGTTCTTTATCTTCTTCATCTTGAAAAATACTAAAAATACAATCAGCAGTAGCAGCCATTCCAATTGATTCAGATATAGTATCTAAACCAGGATTTTCTTCATCATAGCCAGATCGATTCAATTGAGTAGCTGATATAATAGGGCATTCAAATACATAACTTAAAGCTCTTACATCTTCAGTTATATGTTTAATTCTTTCATATGAATTACTACCTTCATGGCTCTTTAATAGATTAAGGTAATCTAAAACTATAGCATCTAATTCAATCCCTTTATTTTTTAATTCAGTTAAATAACCTTGAATATTTTGAGGAGTTACAGTATTAGGAGGAAACTCTTTAATAAGTATTTTACTTTCAGGATTACCTTTACTATGAGCATCTATTTGAAATCTTAGATTTTTACTTTCTACTCTTAAATCTCTCATAGGTATTCTTGTAATATTAGATGATAAACGTTTAGCATATACAAGTTCAGGCATTTCTAAACTAATAACTAAAACCGTTTTACCTTGTCTTGCTATATTGCAAGCTATATTACCTAAAAATATACTTTTACCAACATTAGTTTCACCTGCGAATACATATAAAGCTTTACCATTCTCCATAAACCCACCATCTATCTTTTTATCTAAAAACTCCCATCCACTAGGTATAGTAGGTTGCTCAGTATTAAGATCTTTAATTAATTCATCTATATCATCAAATAAATCTAAACCATATTCACTCTGTAAATTAACGTTACAGCTTTTTTCAAAACTATCTAAAATATAACTAGTATCTACTTTACCTGAAGATACATCCTCAGCAACGGAAAGCATAGTATTATAGATAGCCCTTTCTTTTAAAAAACGTTCAGTATTAGATTCTAATTCTTTATCATTAAAATTTTTATCTATATTAGCAAAATTCTTTACTACTTGCAAAAAACTAGATTTTAATTCATCGTTAATAAGATAAGATTTAATTTCAGTTACAGTAGGTAACGTAGAACGTTTAATATAGAAATCTTTAATTAAAGTAAAGATCTGTTTAATATTCTTATTATTAAAATACTCAGGTTTTAAATGATCAATAATTTTCCCTAAATATTGCTCATTTGTTAAACTCTTATAAATTATTACTTCTTCATAATAATCTAAATTTAATCTACTTATCGATTGTTCCATTTATTTCTAAAATATTCTTTACCTTTATAAAATTCTTCATTAGGACTTGTTAAACCAGGGCTTTCATGAATGATAGGTATATCCACTACACCTACTGCTACCTTATTATGATTACACTCTAAACAAAAATCAAGATCATAATAGTGAAATCTTGACGGATAACTTTCATCCCATTTAACCTTATCAGAAAACTTTTCTAGATTTATACCAATTAAAACTCCATCAATTAAAATAACTCTATCAGGTATAGGTCCGAAAGAAGTATAATGATATTTATCTGGGTTACCATGAGCTACACACCCTCTTAAGTTTGATTGATCACCCATTAAGTGCCATAGGCCATGACCATCGAGACGACAAGTATTAGTACCAGCAAGACCGAAAACAGGATATTTCTCACCACTTTTATAGACCCTATGCTCAAGATCATCGCAATTAATATAAACATCATCATGAATAAGAATGAGATAACTATAGCCATTATCTCTCGCGTATGCCAAAAAATTGTTATATACTTTCTGTAAACTTTGCGTATTATTTTCTTTAATTTTAATGTCAGCGTTTTTAAAATTACGTTCATTAAAAGATTTATATAAAGGCATGTTCTCTTTTTTACCTTTACCTGTACCAGCTATTAAAATTTTACTCATAATCTTTCCTATCATCCATATCTTTTCGATTATCTCTATTCCATATCATACCCATAACATTCCATAATGCAGCTCCTAAATGATCTTCACTATCATCTCCTGTAAAGTCTTGCATTAAATGTCTCATAGTACTATCATATAGTATAGAATGCTTCATACCTTTTTTCCAATTATTTTCTCCGTAAGTATTAGCACCTTGCAAGTATCTCATCATAACATCATTAAGAGCTTTATGAGGGACTAAACTCATACGAAGTTTATCATCTGCAGCATCTCTTTGAGCACCAGTATCAAACTGACGCGGTTTACCTGTCGTCTTTAGCTTCTTCATCTATTATATTATAAATCGGTTCCTCGAAGATCATATCTTCTGAATTAAAATCATTCTTTTCTTTCTTAAAATTATTACCTAACCATTTCAAATAAAATAAAGCTCCATCACTATTCTTATCAGTATTAACATAGTAATTATCTACCTTATCTTTATTTTCGATAATAGCATTTGTTATTAGTATTCTTGCAATACCTTTACCTCTTGTATTTTTTTCAGTTACTATATAATACGTTTTAAGAGTTTTAGGTTTTTTATCATTAACTGTATATGCATGTAATCCTAAAACTTTATTATTTTCATCTAAACATACTTGTATAGGAAATTTATCCCACCAATCTCTACTAGACCATACATGGCCGAACGTATTCATTATAAATGAATCGGTATTTTTATACACAAAATGCATAAAATGTATTTTTTCTATTTCTTGTAAATTTTTTAATTTTGCTTGTCTTATATTCATAACGTTAAAAATGGTGATTTATTCTTGAAAGTATTAACTTTAGTTAAACCTTCATAAGAGTAACTATATAATATACCTTCTTTCACTTCTCTATAATGCTTACCTTTAACAGATGATATATTACTTCCTTTATAAAACAAAGTACTACCTTGTCTTGCTATATAAACATTCATAGTTTTAATATTAACAATCCAAACAGCAAATGTACCTTCTAATTTTTCTAATACTCTTTTTATCAATTTTTGTTCATCTTTTGGGTTTTCACAAGGTCCTTTAGCATATTCAAATTCGTCTAATAAACCTGGTATAATACTAGAATCTACAGGATTGGTATGAAATTTAGAATGATTATCTACTAATTCATCAAAATTAGTTATAACTCCATTATGAGCTACAAACCAATCACCATATGAAAAGGGATGAGAATTAACATCTTCCCATTGTCTACCTGTTTGAGTAGGAGCTTGATTATGCCCAAGATATAAAAACCCTTTGCCATGTGGTAGAGTATTATCATCAAAATTAAACCCGCCTTCCTTTTTGATAATTTTATATGTAGACGTATTATACATATAAAATATTCCTGTAGAAAAGTTACCTCTTTTTCTATTTGCTTGTTCTAATACTTCAAACGTATTAAGATCATTACTACAAAATATTCCGCACATAACTTATTATAGTATAAAATTATCAAAATTCAATAAATAATATTATGAGTTTAGATAACTGGAAAGAAAAAAAGATTATTGTTGAAGATACATCTAATTATATGATGGGTCAAGATTACGACGTTGTTGAAGAAGCAAGGGGTAAGAAAATATCAGATCCATTGAGAGCAAAATTAATGGGTATGCAAGATATAAGAAATTTAAAAGGTACAATGACACCAAGATATTTTGCTACTAAAGTAATTAGATTTTTGCAAAAGCAAAATCCTGAGTTAGATATTGAAAGTCTTTCTGATGATGATGTTCAACAAGCTATTAATATCGTTTCTAACGTATCTAAACCTTTAGCTACAAGAGGTGATATTAAAATTACTACTAGAGAAAAAGGAGCTGCCGAAAGTGATCTTAAAAGAGGTGATACAGGTTTCGAAACATTACAACTTAATTTAGGTGATGATGCTGTATTAAGATCAGAAGGAGATGTTGGTGATAATGATCTTTATTCAATTGTAAAAGATGGTTTAAAATACAGAGTAACTCTTAATAATTTCAAAGGTACCAAAATCAATTTAGATGATATTGATAAAAAAGACATCGTATCAGTTGTTATTGTTAAACCAAGTGAAACAGAAACGGTTGATAAGTTTGGTGGAGAGATAGACATGGGTACCAGAGAAAAATTAGTAGCAGACTTTCCAGAAGGTGAAGAAGATTATCCAGGTAACGTTTATAATGACGAAAGAATGGATCCTCGTGAATTAGCTACAATGTTTGGAGATGAATCTATAGACCCTGATCAACCTATTGGTGGTCATAGTCATGAAGAAGATGCTGAAATAGATAAAGAAAAATCAGATCTTGATAATGACGGTGAACTTTCAGAGTATGAAAAAAATAGAGGTCAAGCTATTGCTGATGCAATGGAAAAATCTGAAGAAAAAGATGATTCAGATGAAGATCAAGAAGAAGATGCAGAAAGATGCCCAGTTACAGGTAAATTAAGAAAAAGTGATGAAGAAACTTGTGATGAAGAAGAAGATAATGAAGTAATTGATTTACATGATACATTTTACGAATTACTTAAAAAGGGTAAAGAAGATGAAGCTAAAAAAGTTTTAAAAGATTTGCATAGTAAATCACCTGAAACTTATAAAAGTCTTATGAAAGTATATAATGATGAAGTAGAATCAGAATCTGAAGAAGATAATGAAGAAATTGCATTATCACCTCAACAAATTAATATAGATATGATTGAAAGAGGTAGAAATGAGATGCATAGGCATCATCAAATTGAAAGAATGTTTAGACACGGTTACTAGTCAGTAACTATATTCTTACAATTGCTACTATCGTAAACTTTATTAAGCTTATCCTGCTGTTTATATACTAAAGGATCTCTAAAACCTGCATCTACAAACCCTTTAAGTCTTAATGCACTACTTGCTGATTCAGCATCACAAGGATATTCTCCGGAATAACAGGTATAAGAAGTATCAGCAAAATTAACACCTAATTCAATACCATTTAAAATAATTTCCTTCTTACTCATTTCTAAGAGAGGAGCTCTAACTCTTACATCGACTTCACGGTTTAATAAACATATTTGATTCATTTTATCTACAAACTGAACGGAGCCATCCCAGTAACCAGCTAAACTATCAGCTTCTGCTGCACCGTACCAAACTTCTTCTGCTTTTAAAGCTTCAGCATATGATAATAAGATACTTAAAAACATTAAGTTACGAAAAGGTACATAGCTTTTCGGCTGAGCTTCACCCATCACATCCTTAACATTAGGGGTATCAATATCATCATTAGTAAGAGATGATACCGGTGCTATATTTTTAATATATTTTGCATCTAATATTTTATTAGTAAAAACTACATTAGGAAAATCATGACGAACATTTAAGAGTTGCTTCTCTGCAGAAATTAATTCTCTATGATGCCTTTGACCGTAATCAAAAGTAACAGTATGTACTTCATTATATTCTTCTGCAGCTTTATATAAAAGAACTGCAGAGTCCATTCCACCACTTAACGTTATTACTATTTTATTCTTCTTCATGATCTACTTCATCAGGTATTAATTCTTCTTCCTCTGATTTATTACTATATTTCCATTCTTGTTTAATCTTTTCTTCTATAACAGGTATAATAGTATTATCCCACAGTTCCGTATTATCTTTCCATTTTGAATAATAACCTAATTTTGTTTCATCAGGTAATTGATAAGTAGAACCGGTCTGAATAACAGCACCTAAACCTACTGCTAAGTCTAATAAACCGTAATACTTATTAAGACCTTTATCAAATGATAGATACATTTCACCTTGCAAGTATTGCTTTACAAATCTATTTTTTACAGTTAACGCTCTTAATATAACACCTGAATAGTTCTTTTGACCAACAGCTAACTTACCATCAGTATTTTTATCTTCTTTAACAGGCTTACGAGCTAACTGAATAGTAACTGAAGGTAGATAAACAGTAGCAGTACCTCCAGGCATTGCTTTAACTAATGATGGAAATAATGCGGCAGGGTCTTCATAGATATGATTAGTAGCTAGAATAGTAGTTTTAGTTAACCCAGATAATTGGGTAAGAGTACGTAGTAAAGATTTCATAGCTTTAGCTCTACTACCCATATCAGCACTTACATTACCTTTTGTCTGACGATTAATCTGCAATTGACTCTCCATATTACCTAACGAATCAATAGCTATAATAAACTTACCTTCTTGACCTTTTTCTTTTACTTTAGTAAGGAAGTCAAAAATAGTATTACGACATTCTTCAATACTAAAAACAGGTACATATTTTACTTTACTTACATCTAAACCTAATGCAGCAGCACCTTCTTTATCAATAGCATTTTCACTATCAAATATAACAGGTGTAATACCTTCTTTCTGCGCATTAGCTAATATCTTCTGTAAGATAAAACTCTTACCAGTCATGCTAGGTCCAGCTAAAAGGGTCATTCTATTTTTAGGTATACCTCCAAAAAGTGAACCTGATACTATACCATTCAGTACCATGGACCCGGTATCTAACCAACCATCAACGTTGCTAAGAGCACTTTCATTTAAAAAGGAAGCATACGGATTACTTTTATCTATTACAGATAACACATCATCAATTTCTTTACTCATACTTTAATTATATATTATAACAAAAAAAATACCACTCGAAAGTGGTATTTAAAAAATATATTTTTAATTCATATTATTCATCATCAAATAAATTGATTACCTCTTTATCTCCCCCTGAATTATTATCTTGAGTAGCAGCTGGTGCTAGTTGAGGATTAACAATTCGCTCATACTGTTCAATAATTCTTGGTTCAATATTTAAATCACTGGCTACTGCCATAGTTGCTTTTTTAAAATCGAAATTATTATAACGTTTACCGTCTTCATCAGGAACTACAAATTCCTGAAAAAATAAAGGAAATAGCTGTACTGCCATTTGACCTTGCTCTTGCTGTTGTACGGTAATCATAACTGGATTTTGTACGGTAATACTTTCATCATTTTCTGAAGTATTAACGCCAAAAATAGCTCTACCGACACTATCAATGAATGTAATATATTTTTTATCTGCCATAGTATTATTTTATATTATTAATTACTTAATTCAACTATTTTCTTTATACTTACTTAAAAAGATGTTAACTTAAGAGTTCAAATAAATTAGTCTGAACTGCACTACCAGGTTTCTGAGGAGTCCAATTAACGTTATCATAAAATCTTTCAATTACATTATATAGAATCTTTTCAAACATCTTATCATAATCTGCATGAAATATTTTCTTAAACTCTTCAGGGTAGTAATACTTATAAGCAATGCATGATAAATTATAAGGGTTAGGATGCTCTACGTAGAAGTATCTTACCTTATCACCTGAACTGATAGTTTCATACTTATTCTCAACTCCAAGTCTTTTTAAAATTAAATTATGGAAGTATGCTGCTTTAACGTGAATAGGCATACCTTTAGCAGTTTTATAACCATCGCATTGACCTGCGTATCTTTCATAACCTTTAATACCTGATACAAACGTTATATCTTCCACAGGTAGATCTTTAAAAATTTTATAAACGTTATCTAATGCTTTATTAGTCTCACCAATATTTTGAGTTGAAAGCATAGTTTCAATAATATTTTTAACATGAGGTTTAATAGCATCAGGCATAGTACTTCTTACTACTTCTACTCCGGTATACTTATACTTATCCATAGGTATACCTTCATCATCTAATATGTGAAGAACGTATCTTTTCTTTTGTAGAAAGATACCTACATCTGCAATTACCTCACGTTTAAACACGAATCTACAATCTCTACTATTTAGAGCTTTTCTACCCCATACTTTAATTTCATCATTTAAGAAGTCTTCAATATTTTGTACCTCATTAAAAAACTCTTGAGTTAATTTACCGTCATCACCAGTAAACGAAAGACCAGCTGTAATAAGAGGCTTAACTGAAATATAACTACTATCAGTATCGTTATATACAATACATTGATTAAGGATTTTATCATCTTCTATTTTAGTTTTTCGTTTTATATATTCTTTTAATAAATCATTAGATTTTTTAATAACTGATTGACCAGTTAAAGTAATTGATGAAGCAATATCATCATCCCCAAACGGTGCATTTTTATTACCAAAATAACCATAAATTGAATTAATAAAAACTTTTATACACAACTGCTTAGCATCAAGTTGTTCTATTTTAAATTTAAGTTTATCGTTTTTAGTTTTAGAATACTCTCTTTTTATAGTACCAAGTTCTTTTTTAATTTTAACTCTTTCATTATAATAATAGTCTAAAATTTCAGGCATAACCCCTTTACGTTTTTGAGTAAATAAAACGTTTGCTTTACTAATAGCTATCTGCTCTTTTTTACAGAACTCTAAAAATTTATCATGCTTTAAACTAAACACTTGACCATTTACATGTCTTAAAACTATCTCAGAATTATTTTTATCTTCTATTTTAGCTACTTTAGTTTCAGGAGACATATTAAGAGATATCATCACATTCGGATATAGAGAATTAGCATCAAAAGATATAATATTTTCTTGAAATCCTTTCAAAGGTTCACCAACATAGGCACCAGGATTTTTACCTGTATCTTCATTTCGTATAAACGATGGAATCTTTTGATCACGATATCTTGCCCTTACTGCAGTTGCCCCATTAATAACCGATAATGAACCTAGAGCAGCTTCAAACGTAGTTAAACCAACATAAGCTAACATTTTAATAAGCTCAGTATACTTTAGTTTTTCTTCTAACTTAGCTAGCAGTCTAACGTCTTGAATATTATATTCTACAAACGTTTGCCAATCATTATCTGATAGCGTTGCAAGATTCATATTACCAAAATCTACTTTCTGTTCTCCTAACTCAGTAGCACCGATATTATCTAACTTATAACTTTCTTTAACACCGACTGAAAAACGTTTATATACATCTAAGTAATCAATTAACGACATACCTTCAATATACCATCTAACTTGTTCTACACCAAACATACCTTTTATAGTTCTGCTATAAACTCTACCAGAAGGAGATAATCTATTAGTCCATTCTTCGCCAAGTATTCTAGTACATCTATTCAAAATATACGGTAAATCAAAAAATTCAGAATTCCATCCACTCATGATATCCGGATAATCCTTCTCAATATACATTACAAACTTTTTAAATAAATCTCTTTCAGACTCACATTTATGATATACTACATCATCATCTTTATTATCGTAGTCTTTTAAACCAAAAGTTGTATATCTACCGTTTAATGAGTCAAAACAAGTTATAACATTAACTGTATGAGTCGGGTCAGCAGGTTTAGGAAACTCATCGGGTGAATAAGTCTCAATATCTAAAAATAAAACTTTAATAGGGTTTTTACTAAACTCAGGCTTCTCATTTTCTTTCCAAAAAGTATCAACTAAGTACTGTTGAGTTGCAGGTAAGTTTTCAAAAACTCTTTTTATATTAGTATCTTTCAAATACTTATATCTATCATACTGAGTATTGAAAATTTTCTTAACTAATTTAGTACCATATATAGACTCAGCATCTCCTTTACCTTCTAAATAGCAGTAAGGGTCAAACGAATTGGTAACTTTAATTCTTTTACCATCTTTATCCCAAGTAAACAAATGGACACATCTTTCTCTCGAATCATAATATATATTACGGTAACTCACTTATTAATTATATGAACGTTCCTATAAATAATCAATATATGACTCCAGGATTCGATCAAGTAATAAAAAAATATATGAGAAAATATAACGTCGGTTATAGAGAAGCTGCATCTATACTTGGTAAAAGAAAGAAGAAAAATCCTATTATAGCTCCTAAACCTAAAAAACCCTCACAAGGAGAGTTTAATTTAGGAGACGATGATACGTCATACGGTTCCGGGATTTAATCTAAATTGTATCTATTAAGATTAACTCTTCTAGGATCATCTACTCCGTATTGATAAAGTTCAGTATAACAATCAATATTACGGTCATCTTCTAACCATCTAGTTTCTGCATACTGTCTTCCTTTTCTACATAAAGCTTTATATCTTTTTCTATCAGATAATGTTTTTCTTATTTGATCAACCATTTCATGACCAGTCTTAAATTTAATAGGTGCATTTTCATATGTACACATATCTTGGCATGCAATAGGTATACCAAAAGCACTTGCTTCAATATATTTTAAATCAGACTTAGATCTATTAAAAATATTATCTTCCAAAGGAGCAACCATCATATTAACATTTAGATCATATATACCCTTACCATATTCAAATAATCTTCTCCATGGATGAAATTCAATCTTTCCTGCATCAACTAACGGTCTTAATGAAAGTGGAAAAGCACCTAAAAATACCCATTGAAATTCATCTACAGTATTTGCAATAACTTGCAATACATGATGAAAATCATCTCTCTGTTTAACTCTGTTTTCTACATCAAAATGTGCTCCTGAACCAGCATATAATATTCTTGGTTTTCTTTTATTTTTCTCAAAACTCTCCATCGTACGGTTATGATCGTAAAATCTATCTATCCAAAATTTAGGCATAAAATTAGGTATAACTGTAACGTTTTTATTACCGGTCTTTTCCTTATAATAATCTCTCATGAATGGGCATGTTACTGTAATTTCATCACACATTGACATCATTTCTTGAGCTGATTTTCTAATTGCTGGATCTGTAAATGCAGTTTTATATTTGTTATAGTCAGGAATATCTTCAGAAAAACAAATATCATCAATTTCATAAATTAATCTAAAACCTTCTTTATCAGCTATTTGACGTAACCATTTAACAAACTCTAACTGCTGTGGAGTAGCTTGTCTCTGTATACGCACACCTTTGACATCGACGTAGTATCGAGGGTCTACATTCATTACTGTAGAACCATGTACCACTGCTTTACTATGCGCATTCATTACTTGCTCTGGCCATATCATTCTCCAATGACCGCATCCTGAATAATCAGCATAATAATTTAAAAAGCGAGGTAAAGCTGCTTCAGGTGGTTGTTCAGGTGCTTGAGGTTGTTTAGGACCTGATTGCATTTGTTGTGGTGCAATATTAGTTTGGAAGGGCGTTTTAACCGCAAACGGCGATTGATTCATTGGATGGTTACCTACTATCATATTCTATAATTTAATAACTTATTTATATAAATCAATCAATAAAACTAACTCTCTTAGTAATGCCATTATGTTTTTCTAAAAATATAATATCACCAGTTGCAGATTTAATACTCTCTTTTCTATGACTTATCACCATAACGCATTCATTTAATTTATCTACTCTTTCATTTAAAATTTCTAAAACTAACTCAACTCCCTTTTCATCTAAACTACTATCAAATAACTCATCATAAAAACTAATATTATAATGTACATCACCTTGTGCTTTTCTCATATCCATAAATGAAAATAAGCATGCTAAATCAATAGCTTTTCTTTCAGCTCCTGAAAAATTATTATATAGACTTATTTTTCCTTTTTCATTGACAATTTCTTCTTCAAAATATTCATTAAACATACAAACGCAGTTACTATCTAGTTTTTTAAGAAAGTGAGTTAACTTACTATTAAAATGAGATAATATTTTTTTAACTATAAAACTTTTTACCCCTTCTTCACTTACTACAAACTTTACAACATCCATCAAATTAATTACCTTCTTAAGACTACTAATTTCATTTTTAATATTATCTACTTTTTGCTGTAATTCATTAACTGCGTTTGAAAATGTATTCTTTTCATTTTTAACTCCGTCTAATTCAGTTTCAATTTCCGTAATACATTTTTCAATATAAACTACCGAATCTTTAATATGATCAATACCATATTTTTTATTACCTATATCATTAATTTTATTATTAACCATTTTTATAGCTGAATTTATTTTAGTTATTTCACCATTTAATTCTTCTATCTTCTTTAAACAAGCTTCTACTCCTTGCTTTTCCCCAACTAAAAACTTTCTAATATACTCTTTTTCTTCTTCTATTTTTTCTTTATCATGCTCTTCAATAGGTCTCAAACAAACAGGGCATGTATCTTCTTCAGTTCCTAATTTTTTAAGATTTTCAGCATTAGTTTTTATAATTTGAGTTTGTTCAATACATTGACGATTTGCTTCTTCTTTATCTCCAGTACTCTGAGTTAACTTAGTTTCTAATTCTACTAATTTATCTTTATAAGGTTGATCATCTAAAGCTTCAATATCAGAGAGTTTATCCTGCGTTTCTTTTAAATCATTTTTATGAACTTGAATAGTATCTTTTAATGATTTTATTTTATTTTCTTGATCATTATTAAAATTGTCTCTATGCGTTTTTTGAGTAGTTAAATAATTATTAGTTTCTTCTAATCGAGTTATTTCAATATCAAAATTTTTCTTAACTTCATTATGCTCATTTCTTAATTCAAAAAGCATTTTACTAAATATCTCTAAGTTAAAAATTTGCTCAATAAACTTACGTTTTTCAGTTTTATTCTTAGCCATAAAAGGTATATGATTATTAAGAGTCATTATAACACAATTTTGAAATATCTCAGGAGTAGCAGATAAAACTGTACCTATATATTCGTTTGTATTAGTTATACTATCTCTGGTCTTATCATTACCGTTTTTATATACATAGCACTTAGATGGGTTTAAAGTTCTAATTATATCAAACTCATTAACCCCGTGCTTAGGATCGTCAACAGTAAATGATAATTGTACTTCACAAGTACCACCAGTAAGATTATTAGCTATAAAATTCTTTTTTAAATCTCTTAAAGTCTGTCCAAATATAGCAAAATATAAAGCATCAGCTACAGTACTCTTACCGACACCGTTTCTCCTATCTTCTTTATCTCTATTAATACCGGTTACAATATGCAAGCCTTTTTCAAAACCTATATTAACGACATCTTCACCTACTGATAAAAAATTCCTTATTTTTAAATCTTTAAATTTTACGTATTTCATTTAACTTTTTCATATAAAGATTGTGTATAATTAACAACATCTCTTTTATTTTCTATATCTAACAAATTAATAAATTCTTCTATAGCATGATTGATATCAACTCCTGATAGATCATAATCCATATCATTTTCTATTTTAAGTTTATTATAATTAATATCATAATCTATCCTTAATTCTACAGGTCTACACGATGTAAATTTAGCTGTAAGAATATCTAAATGTTCAGTACTAATATTTTTATCAATAATTAATTTTATTATATTACCAGGTAATATTTTTTCAAATAAATTTTCTACATGTATATTTTTACAGTTAATTAATTTAGATAAAAATATTTTATGATGTTTAGGTGTAATATCATTATCTATCCATTCTAATTTTTTATCATTAAAATCAAAAATATAAAACCCTTTCTTTGAACCTATATCACCAAAATCCATTTCAAAAGGGTTACCGACATAAATTATTTTACTCTCACCACTATTAAAATTTTTAGTATCTTCTCTATGAAAATGCCCTGAAAAAATTAAAGAACATTTTTTAATCAATACTTCAGGATCATCTCCATGATCACATATTTTAAATGCATTCATTTTAAAATTTTCTAATTCAAAATGACCAAATAAAACATCACTTTTTGGTATATCATCTATTTTAGTACCCCAAGGACAAAACGTCACGTCGTTATTATATAAATCGACCGTTTGAAGTTTATCATAAATTTTAATATTTTTATATCCTTTAAAGATACTTAAACTGTTTATTTCACTTGTATCTTTATACCAAGCATCATGATTACCGGTAATCATAGTAATTTTAAAATCATTAAATTTATCTAATAAGTCTTTTGCAAAATTTAACGTCTTAACAGATATTTCATCTCTATAATGAAAGAAATCACCACAGAAAATAATCTCACTAATATTATTTTCCTTCAGTTTACCAATATACCATTCAACCCATTTATTAGATATACCTAACCAAAAATCATTATTTTGATGTACACCAAGATGAAGATCTGAAAAAATAGCTACCCTACTCATCACTATCGTCTTCATTTAACGGCTTAACGTAAACCATGCCATCAGTTGAGTCGATCATTTCTTGTTCATAAACCTTTTCTTTATATTGGTTTAAAGTTTCAGTATGTTTCTTTTCTTTTTTATACGGTTAATAAACGCATGAAAAGCAATAGTAGTAAAATAACTAAATGGATTATATTCAGACGTTATATCAAATTTCTTATTTGTAACTGCAGTATACATTTTTACTAATGCGTCTCCTACCATTTCATCTCTATATGTATAGTTTATAAAATTAGATGAATAACTTAAACCATGGGCTATTTTATGAATCATATCAGCAAGTTCTCTAGAACAATCTTCACTATCATAATAAGCTACTAGTTCAGCTTTTAAATCTCGAGGATCAACATAGTATTCAGTCTTTTTAGGTTTAGGTCCTCGTCTTTTACCAGTAGTTTTTTTCGTGGTAGTTTTTTTAGTATTAGCCATATCTAATTATAGAATAAAATATTTATTTTTCAACTATTTCAGTAATTTTATAATTTATTTTTTCTTGATTATATATTTCTTTTCTCTTAAGGGAATGTCTTTCACCATATTTTAAGTGATCTGCTAAATCTATTATTACTAATTTATTTTTATTATCATGTAATCTTAAACCTCTACCTATAGATTGAATTGTTCTAATAAAACTTTTACCACCAGATGCAAACATAATCATATGTATATTTTTAATATTAATACCTGTACTAAAAATTGAACTCATTGCTATACAAATAACATTATTATTAGTTTCCATTATTTTTTTAATTTCATCTCTAGTCTCAACTTCTACTTCTCCTTTTACAAAGAATACTTGCTTATTTTCGCATTCTGAGAGTTTATTATATAACGCATCACCATGTGCTAAATGATTAACTAATATAAGAGAATTATTATCAAATTTACTACACATACCTTTTATTAAATTATTTCTAAATTCATTTGTATATATAAAATCAAGTTCATTTTTAAAATTATTAGTACCTGAAACGTATAAAGGTTTATCATTATATTTTAAATCTATAATACTAACGTTTACAGTAGTTAGATACTTTTCTAGTCTTAGTTCATAGCTATCTTTATCATAAATTACCTTTCCTATTTTACCTTTAATATTCCATTCATCAGGTTTATTATCAGGTAACGTACCAGTTAAACCGAATTTATGTGCTGTTTTTATCTGCTGTACCATTTTACTAATCTTATTTGATTTTTTAACTTTATGACACTCATCTATAACAAGAGCATCTACTTCTTTCAACCAATCATTTTCAATAAAACGGCTTTGTAATATACCTAAATTAGCAATAATAACATTTGCTGTTAAATCTGGTTTATTTTTTCCTGTCCATTTAGTAAATTTAAATAACGCATTATACTGCTCAAAATCAGTATATGTTTGACTAACAAGACCTAAATCTGGTACAATTAATAAGCATTTAAATGATTCCTTCTTTTCTTTTTTTTGAAGATATAAACTCATTAATAAAGAACATATAGTTAAAGTTTTACCAGCACCGGTACCCATTTTAAGAATACCTCTACCAAATGCAATAGCATTTTTACAAGCTTCTTGTTGGTAATCTCTCAATTCATACTTTAAATTATTATACAATTTTACATCTTTAAGAACTGGCTTTACTAAAGAAGTTATATCATTATCAACTATAATATCTTCATTCGGATATTGCATTTTTATATAAGTCAAAACATCATAAAACATTCCAGGTTCAAATAAACCTGTTGGTGTTATACAATATATTCTAGGCGAGACTATAAATCTTGCTCTACCTTTAAATCTAAATCTTGCTGTATCGTCATTAACACTAAAATACTCTCTTATTTCATCTAAATTAGAAGTTACAACTTTAATTTTATTTTTATCTAATTTAAACTCAATCATAATTGTTCCATTTTCATAATTTCAATAATATTTTTTATATCAAAACCAATAGCACTAAAAGTTTTTTCAGTCTTTTCTAAAAATTCAATAACCAATTCTTCCTCTTTTATTTTTTCTGACATAGTTATCATTTTTTCATGATTCAATGCAGCTCTTTCAGCAGTTGGAGTTGTTACTTTGATTGGACTTTCCTCAATAATTTGAAATGTTATATTTTTCTTTAAATTATCTTTTTCCTTTTTTAACCTAATAAGATTTTTTTTATGATTGATAAGTTTACTTACCCAATAATGTTTACGAGCAGGAGTTTTCATCGATGAATCTTTAAGATTAAATTCATTGATCTCTAAATCTTTTTCTATCTCACTTATATACTTTTCTAAAATATCCACATTATAATTATAAATACTTACGTGAAGAAAACAACTCTATTTGAAAAAGCTTTTAAAAAAAGTTTAAATAAAAAGAAAAAAACTAAAGAAGAAGACGAAAATACAGTAGGAGGCGGTGCATTAGGAGCTAATGCTATTTCTAAACCTCAAACATTATCTAATACTGATTTTTATGCTCCAGGTGATTTTAGAAGACCTTTTGCTTTAGGAGCAGTTCAAACAAGAAAAGGTGTTACAGGAAAAAAACGTAGAAAACGTAAAAAACGTAAATAAATAATATTATGAGCTTAACATTGACTTTATCAGCAGAAAAAACAGTTACCACTCAACCTGCAGTGACTGAATCTTACTCAGAAGTATCTATAACTAGAATAATAGATGCACCAGGGATTAAAAAAATACAAGTTGTTTTAAATAGTGATGGTAATTTTATAAATTTATCTGAATTAAGTGATGCAAATTATGGCAGCGATTGGACTTATTCAGACGTGCAAGCTGCAGTTACTAATTACATCAACGGTTTATCTTAATGGATACAGGTCACTGGAAAGTTTACGGCCCTGTACCTGAAGAAGCGTTTGGCTTTATATATGAGATCGTTAATATAACTAACGGTAAAAAATATATAGGTAAAAAACAAATGAAGCGTAAAATAAAACGCTTACCTCTTAAAGGTAAAAAACGTAAACGTATTGACTATAAAGAAAGTGATTGGAAAACCTATGTTGGTAGTAGCGATTCCTTGAAAATAGATATGGGTACATTAGGTTTAGATAAATTTGTTTTTAAAATTTTAAAGTTTTGTAATAATAAGTTTGAATTAGCTTATTATGAATCAAAGATGCAATTTGAAAAAGATGTATTATTGGATGAAAATTATTATAATGGTATTATAAACTGTAGAATAGGTAGACCACCTAAAGAATTACTGGAACAGTATTATAATGATAATAATGATGCCTGATTTATGTTTAGATAATTATGATTTAAATATTGTAGATTTTAATGACTTGTTTATTAAAGATATACAACCTGAAATAATTAATACATTACATGAATATAAGTTGTTAGATAAAAGTATTAATAACTCTTTAGTTAAGAAATTTTTCTTTCATTATATAATATTAGGTGTATGTGAAAAGGTATTAAAATCAAAAAGTAAAACTTTAATTTACTTTAATAATACCCAGTTAGATGATTGTGAAATATTTAAATATTATAAAGAAAAGGATTTATTATTATTTTTTAATAATACTTTAAGAAAGGTAGAAAAATTATTACCGGTAAAAATATACATAAGTAAATTCTCAATTGGATACCTAACTTTTCTTATTGATAAAAATGATGGTAAAGCTCAAACTACTATTAATTCAATGATATCTAAAATAAACAAAATTGATATTAGTAGGTATACATTTTCTAATATAAAGAAGTTTACTAAAAGATATGAATTAACTTTTTTAAATAAAGATTACTTCAACAAGTTATCAACAAAACTTCTTTTAATTAGATAAATAATAATATGGATAAGTTTACAAGCATAGCTAATAAGATATTAGCTGAAAAGGTATATGAAAATCAATATGCAGCTGATGAAAATGAAGAAGATTTAGAATCTAAAGTTTTCGAATTAGTTAAAGCTGGAAAAGAATGGAGAAGCAACTGATATTTTAAGTAGATTAAGATTTAGTGATCCTCAAAAATTTAAGTCATTTTTAAATAAAATTAATAATATGACAAATGAAATTGAAGATGCTGAAAATGAGTTTTTAGATAAATCTACAGAAGATGCAATAGGTATTGCTCAAAGATTAACAACTGGTCCAGAAAAAGAAAGACTTTTCGGTCCAGATCCTCAAAAAGAAGTTAATAAAGCTTACGGGGTTATGATGAGAAAAATAGCAGGTAAAATAAAAACTGCAGCGGAGGGAATAAAATAAAATGAAAAAATTTTTAGAAGCATTTGATAAAGTATTTGAACAAGATGAAACAGGTGCTGAATTACCTGGTATGGAAACAGATACTACCACAGTTACTGATACCGAAGTAGCAGAACAACCTGAACCAGAGGTTGAAAAACTATCTCCTGAATCTGAGGTACTTTTAGTTAGAATGATTAAAAAAGCTTTAGTAACACAAATCGATTCTAATGATGTTGATTCAATTACTAGTTTAGGAGACATTAATGAAAAAAATGCAAAAAGTTCTCTTTCTCTATTAATCAATATCATGAAAAAATATTCAACTGATATAGATATAGATGTATGAGCTGGAGATCTTTAGATAAAATTTATAAAGAAGACGTTTCTCTTTATACAAAAAAAGGTGATAGCTATGAACTACTTGCTAATGTAGATCAAAACTATTATGATGATATTTTATCCAGATATGTCAAGATGGGTACCACTGATAGTATAGCAGGTAGACAAGAAATTGAAGGTAGATTAGATAAAGCAGGTGGTAATATAAATGATAATTTAAATATTTTTCAAAGTTTTTCTCATAGCGCTAATTTAGAAGTAAAAGAAGAAAATTTTAAGCATGCTCAATCAGATTTTTTAGGATTATGTGAAAACAGTTCGTTTTTTACGTTAGAAGCTTTTGTAAAAAATAGTTTCCATAACTCTGATGTATATAACAATTATTTTAGCAGCGCATGGTGTGCAGTACCAGAAGCTCCAACGCATGGATCACCAGGATGCGGTGAATTATTTTTAGCATTTTTAACTGATGGTATTAAACCTAAAAAGGTGATTTAAGTACCGGTGGTTTAGAAGTAGAATTAAAAGGTCCTAGTGGTAGAATGTTTAAGACAGCAGCTTTAAAAACTAATTTTGAAAAACTACAAGAGGAAGGTAAAGATGATAATCAACAACTTGAATTAATATGCGAGTTTATAGCTCACTATTGCGGTGTACCGGATTCTAAAGGTGAAATAATAGAATTAGCTAAAAATAATAATTTATATGATAGATTAGTAGTAGAAAGAGATTATTTCTTACGGAAAGGTAAATTAAGAGGTAAGTCTGCTAAACTTGGAGTTAATCTATTAAGGTATATAGGTGGTGTTGTACAGTTATTTGAATATAAAAAAGCTCAAGGGTTTGATAATTTTTTAGCTTTTAATAATATTGGTAATGATCTAGCTTTACAGTCTGTAAATATGAAAAATTTAACTAATATTAGTGATTTTTATATTCAAATAAATAATTTAAAAGGTGTATTAGATTTCGGTCATAGAGCTGATGGTGGAGGCTGGGATTGTACCCTTGTAGGATCAAGATGAAAACATTAAAACAATATATTACTGAGCAGAAAAAGGCTAATACTCATTTAACTCATTTAGAAGAACTTATTCTTAAAAAGGGTAAAGATGGATATACATTAGCAAGAAAATTTATACATGATTTATTAAATCATCTTGAAACTAACAGTGGTAGAATAGGTACTACAGTTAAATGGGACGGAGCACCAGCATTATTTGCAGGTATTAATCCTGAAAACGGTAAGTTTTTTGTTGGTACTAAATCTATTTTCAATATGAACCCTAAGTTTAATTATACAGAGAGTGATATTGATTTAAATCATGGTAGTTCACCAGGTTTAGCTGATAAACTTAAAAAAGCATTAAAATACTTACCTCAATTAGGTATAAAAAATATCTTACAAGGTGATTTTATGTTTGATGATTCATCTAAAAGAATAGAAGATATAGATGGTACTTCTCATATAACTTTTAAACCAAATACAATAAAATATGCTATTGAAGAAGATTCTGAGTTAGGTAAAAAGGTAAAAGAATCTAAATTTGGTATTATATTTCATACTGAGTATGATGATTTAGGTGGTGGTGCTAGATTTGGTGCTAAAATTGATAATTTAAATGAAGTTAATGATATTTGGGTTGACGATGCTTATTTTAAAGATGATACTGGTGTAGTTACTTTAACTAAAGATGAGTCAGAGCAAATAAAAGGTATTTTAAATGTTGTAGATGGTATAAACGTAGATTATAATGACTTACCTTTAGATCTTATAAACATCTACACTAATGTAGAAATTAAAGAAGGGGAATACTTAAAAGACCCTGAAGATTCTTATAATAGTTTTATAAATTGGTTTTTAGGTAGAATGGAAAGAGAAATTGCTAAAAGAAAAAGTGATACTGGTAAATCAAAGGTTAAATTACTATATACTAAAAAATTAAATGAAATAAAAAGAGATAAAGATAATATTATTAATCTCTTTAAAGTAAGTAAGTTACTTTCTGATGCTAAACAAATTTTTATAAACAAATATAATAATGCTGTATATACTACTAAACATTTTATAGATAACGGTGATGGTACATTAAAAGTAACCTCTCCTGAAGGGTATGTAGCAATTGATAGAGATGGTAATGCAATAAAATTAGTAGATAGGTTAGAATTTAGTAGAGCTAATTTTTTAGCAGGTAAACCAAGTGATGAAGAAAATTATATTAATAACCCTCCAGTATTTAACACTGGGGAAGGTACCAGATTAAGACATTCTATAGATACCTTTGGTGAAATGTATAATTTTTTAAAAGAATTTAATGATAACGTTACTAAAAAAATATTAGTTATATATCCTGGTAGATTTCACCCTTTTCATAAAGGTCATGCTTCAGTTTATAATAAACTAAAACAGGAATTTCCTAATGGTGACGTTTTTATATCAACTTCTGAAAAGACTGATCCAGAAAGATCACCATTTACTTACGATGAAAAAGTTCAAATGATACAAAGTTCTGGAATTGACCCTAATTTTGTTAAAAAAGTAGTAAATCCATATTTAGCTAAAGAAATCGTTCAAGATTACACTGCAGATAATACAATTCTTATTTTTGCAGTATCAGCTAAAGATATGGAAGGTGATAAACCGAGATTTAAGTTCGGGACTAAGAAAAATGGTACTCCTAGTTACTTCCAACCTTTTGAAAATTTAGATAAGTCTGAAACTTTAGATAAACATGGATATATCGTAACATTACCTACTATGGATTTTGATATATTAGATAAAGATATAAGAAGTGCTTCAGAAATTAGATATCTTTATAAATCAGGTGATGATACACTAAGAAGAAACTTAATTACTGATCTTTACGGTTCATTTGATGAAGAAATTAAACGTATTTTTGATAATAAGTTAATTTAAGCACCAAAACCAGACTCGCGAGCTGTTTTAGTCATTTCATCATCGTCTATTTCTAGATCTTCGTCTTCATTTTCTTCCTCATCGCTATAACAAGGTTCTCTAGTAGCAAAATTATCTTCATAATCTAGATAATGATAAACAGAAGATAGATAATCAGCTGCTTTAGTTATTTTACTTGCAACCCAGCCTTCTAAATAATCACTATCAGGGTGATTACCTATATGATGAAAAAGTTTTGCAGCGTATTCATTAGCTTTTAATAATTCTAATCTAGCCATATCTAATTCACCATCATAAATTGTTTTACCTTCTTTACTATCGCAACCGCAATCATCTTCAGATTCTCCTCCGCAACCGCAATCTGAATCCTCTTCTTTATCACCTGCTTGAATAAAAACCATTTCATCTTCAGTTGGTGGTTGAGTTTTTGGTCTCAAAGCTTTAGTTTCACCAACTTTTATATGAATCATAGAAGGTGTATTAGGACCTAACCCTAAAGCTTCATTTACTTGTTTGTATTTTTCAAAAATCAAATTAGTTTCTTTATCCATACTATTATTTAATTAAATAAATATAATTATGCAGTTTAATAATTTAGTAATAGAACTTTTAAATGAATATGGGCCAGTTATGGCATCATCTGAAGATGCTGAATATAGAGGTCGTAAAGTAAAATTAAATAAACCAATGAGAGGTGACGTTAAGAAATTTAAAGTTTATGTAAAAAATCCTAAAACAGGTAATGTTAAGAAGGTTAACTTCGGTCATGGCGGTACATCAGCAAAAAAACGTGGAGAAAAGACAATGAAAATACGTAAAAGTAACCCTAAAGCTCGTAAATCATTTAGAGCTAGGCATAATTGTGATAATCCAGGTCCTAAAACTATGGCAAGATATTGGTCATGCAGAAAATGGTAAGAAAATTTGATACTTTAGTAGAAAAAATTCTATTAGAAGCAGATCCTAAGAAAGGTACAGGTAAAAAACCTAAAGGTTCTAGTAGAAGACTTTATACTGATGAAAATCCTAAAGATACTGTTAAGGTAAAATTTAGTACCACATCTGATATCAGAGATACATTAACTAAAAAAACTTTTAAATCAAAATCTCATGCAAGGCAATCACAAATTATAAATTTAATACATCAAAGAGTTAGAGCTGCAAAGGGTAGAGTAAAAGACCCTATTAAAAAGAAAAGATTAACAGCTGCTT